TAGTGTTAGGAAATCTAAGCGATTTTCTCCTTGGGATAAGAAGTCTAAAGACTGTGACCTCGACTTAGTGAAAAGATACTATGGTTATAACACTGAGAAAGCTCAGCAAGCGATGAGAATCCTATCAAAGGAACAACTTGAAGTTATTGAATCTAAATTAGATACTGGAGGAAGACAATGAGTGATGAGATCTCGTGGTCTCAAGACATGATGCTAGAAGTTACCCTTAAGGAACCAGATGACTTTCTCAAAGTGAGAGAGACACTGACTCGTATAGGTGTAGCGTCTAGAAAGGAGCGTAAACTCTATCAGTCTTGTCACATTCTACATAAACGTGGTAAGTATTACATAGTCCATTTCAAAGAATTATTTGCACTGGACGGTAAGCCAACTAACATCACATCTAATGATGTACAACGTCGAAATCGAATAGCAAAACTATTATCGGACTGGGGTCTCGTAGAGATCATTGGATCTGCTGAGGATCTAGCCCCGTTAAATCAAATAAAAGTTTTGTCGTTTAAAGATAAGGCCGAGTGGACTTTGGAATCCAAATATAATATTGGTAAAAAGAAAGTAACCACCACAGGAGGTGATACGGATGGCTGAGGATAAAAAGGAAGAAGACTTGACAAAGAAGGGAGTCTTTGGTACAATAAAGGACAAGATACTACCAGACGAAGAAGAACAAGCAGCAATCATCTCTACTTTTGTGAGACTTGGTGTACTTGTTTGGTCGGGTGGAATATTGACGTTAAATTACGTCGCCATTCCTGGTGTACCACAACAAAAAATAGATCCAACTTTCATAGCTTCAGTTTTTACTGGGGTTCTTGCTAGCTTCGGAATTCAGACCGCTTCTAAGAAGGGAGATGGTACCATGAAGATGAATGGCAACGGTAATGGAGTTAACGGTGGCGGTAACGGCACTGGAAGTGGTGGACCTACTCAAACATTAGTGATTGAGCAAGCACCATTAAAGATCATTGCTGTGGACCCAAGTAAGAAAGATGAAAAACCCTATCAATTGTAAAGAAAATGTGTCAAAAAGTAATTAATGTCATTGCTATTGCGTCTGGCGTTGTATCTCTTGCCGTTGTTGGCGTTGGTGGTTACGTTTATGTTAATCAAGAATCCATCATAGAGTCGGTTAAAGAGAAAGCATTAGGATCATTAGGAGGAGGAGCATTAGGCGGTCTTGCTGGTGGTGCTCTCACTGGAGGAGGACTTCTTCCTTCCCCTGCACCTGGTGGATCACCTTCACTACCTGTGCCTAACTCACCATTCTAAATGGATCACAGATTATATAAATCTCAGGTTGTCCTAGACAACCAGAGAGTGATGATCAATATTTTAGATAACGCTGTCTCCTTCTTAGGAGACGATGATCCTACGTGGACATACCACAAGTACAATGTATTTGGACTAACCTCCCCAACTCAGGTCTTCTATGACCTATACAATGAGTTGAGGGGGTTTGTTTATGACTACACGGATGCTAAACAATTATGGATTCAGTCTTGGGTTAACTACCACACACAGGATCAAGTTTTGAAAAGGCACAACCATGGGTGGCCGATTCATGGATACATATCCATAAGACCTCACAATACTAAGACAGTCTTTGACAATTATAATATTGACAATGAGATTGGTAACGTGTACATTGGTCCAGGCAATAACCCTCATGAGGTAGCGGTCTTAGAACCATTTGACACACCTAGAATAACTATAGGTTTTGATGTCACTCATATACCTCATAAAGTTAATGCTAATCTCGGTATGATACCATTTCCACGATGAAGAAACTAAATAATCCAGGTACCCCTGAGTATCATAGGTTTAAGAATTTTATATTAGGTGTTGACTTCCCTTGGTTTTACAATAGTAAGTCAACGCATGGTGGTACTGAATCTGATCTGTCTTTCTATTCACATGTCTTCCTAGGAGGACCAGTCCAACCAGACTTTGCATTCCCAGGACAGAAGAGATACTCAAATCCTAAGTCAGAGTACATAGATAGTTTTGATGAGGTGTTGGAGCAGATCTTCCAGCACAACCAGATGGAGATCCAACAGGTGCATAGGATGAATGCTAACGCAGTCCATCCTGTTAAAGGTAATGTATTATCTGAGCCACATGTGGATCATTATTTCCCACATAAGAATCTGTTAGTTTATCTAACTGATGCAGGTGGTGATACAATATGTGAAGGTGAGTCTCATACACCACAGGAAGATGATATAATAACCTTCGAGGGTGAGCATTATATGGTGCCACCAAAGGATAAACGTAGAGTAGTATTAGTAGTCACTTATAGCTAATGGACGTACAAAAAGTATTATCAACAGGGACAGCAGTAGCAGTAGTAGGTACTGGTGCTGTAGTAGGTGGTGGACAGGTAGTAGATAACTATTCTGGTGGTCCTGAGAAGAGGGCTAACGCTGAAGAGGTTAGACTGCGTGAGATCATCAGAGAAGAATTATATCTACAGTTGGTTAACGCATGGCCGACTACGAGTGGCCCTGTTAAAGGCACACCAGCACCTAAGAATTACAAAACCCAAATACCTCAAAAGTAATATGTCAGATCTACTCTTCCACGTATACAACAAGCATAACGATGTTGTTGTGCATAGTCTGAGGGTGGAGGAGTTAGAAAAGATGTTAAGGGAAGAGATTATAAGCACACAAAAGCATGATATTGTACCTGTCTGGGAACCACCATATGATGAAGCTTCTTATTGACTAAATAGATTAGTTTGTACAAAGATAATGACAAGTATTATTGATCCAAAAGAATTTACAGACGTGGTGACCAAATTGAGGTCATTTTTTTTGTCTAAGAATTTTTTTGAAGTGCACACACAGAATAGATTAAGTATACTTGCTGCATGTGAAGACCCAGAAACAGTAGCAACATATAATTATAACGATAATATATGGCCACTGCCTCAGACAGGTCAGATGTGGTTAGAATATGAGTTATTAAGTAACCCTTCAGCAGAAGGGTTTTTCTGTGTCTCTACATCATATAGAGCAGAGCCTGATCCAGTACCTGGAAGACATGAAACCATCTTCCCTATGTTTGAGTTTGAGATGAAAGGAGGAGTCGAGGAACTTAAGCAACTGGAGATAGAATTGTGTGAGTATCTAGGATTGAAGTTAGATCTCGGTAGTATACGTACGTATCAAGAGTGGTCTGACGTGTATAGTGTAGAGAAAGGAGGAGAGTTACAGCATGACCATGAAGAATGGATTGGTCGTGGTATGATTACTGACTTCCCTGAGTACACATCACCCTTCTGGAACATGTCAAGGAATGATGATGGTACCAGTCGTAAGATTGATGTCATCCTAGGTGGTAAGGAGACCATAGGTAGTGCTGAACGCAGCACAGACAAGGAGCAGATGAGAGATACATTCTATACCATCTCTGATGGACAGTATGCACAACTTATCATTGACCTCTTTGGTAAGGAAAGAGTGGAGAAAGAACTAGAAGAGTTCCTCTCCTTTGATTTCTTCCCTAGAAGTGGGGGTGGAATCGGGATGCAACGTCTCATATCGGCACTCAAGTAGTGCCTCAATGTAAGGTGACGAAACTGGTAAACGTGGCAGGCTGTTTCCCTGCTGTTCTGCTTGCGGGACTTGGTGGTTCGACTCCACCCCTTACAGTTAAATAACTATATAGTGCATGGACATACCTCATATCTCCACGCCTAGTACTAATATACCTGTCATTCAAGTAAATGGGACAGGTATACGTCATATCAATTCGCCTTGGATGAGGCAAACAAACATAAGATCTTTAAGAGAAATACAAGTAGGTGATGTACGTACGTGGGAGGTGTTACCACCAACAACCAGAGGTATAGATCCTCCAGTGGTTATATTTGCTGGCACACCTATCGTTGACATGCCTGGTTGTGTCAAGGTTAATAAAGAGAATACAGGTAAAGACCCATCTAAGAATAAGATGCTGGTCAATGATGACCCTAAAGGTAACGTAGTATTATGTGATGCAGGGATGCCATACTATGAGCCACCTAACTATGATGCTAGAGAATTGACATGGCAAACTATCACCCCTGATCAAGGAGAAGATGAATCTGGTGTGGATACAGGTGATCCAGATTTAAGTACACCAGAAGCACCA